ATACTCATACCGGGGTTATTATTCATCCATTCGAGCTCTTGGCGGTTTGCTTTCGTGCCCGCCGCTGTAATAACTGACTCGCCTTTCGATAGCCATGCGGGTATAGAATCGCTTCTTTCAGTGCCCGGACCTTCGAGTCCTACGACCCCGTCTTTGAAGCCTAGCGCGCCTCTGGCGCTTGCTAAAAGTAGTTGAAGCCCTGCAGTTAGGGTAGCTGCAATAAGAGGCCCTGCAATCGGTCCGAGTGTGGTGATCGAACTTCCCAAAATACCAACTACAAAAGACGGTATCATTTTAGAGACGGCATCAAACGCCGCGCCTGCGGCTGCATTTCCGAAGTCTGCTAGAGTTGCTTTACCTGAAGCTGCGAGCGTTCCAAATTGCTCTAAGGTTTGACCGACAAATTCATTAAATACTTTCTGATTCCCTTCCATGCCTTGAGCGTTTTTCTTAAATATCTCGGATTGAGATTTTAGCACACTCGCGGCCGCTTGATCGCCTGCAGTTTTCAGTCTTTGCAAGAAAGTTACTTCAGTTTGCTCTTCGACTTGTTTTCTTTGCGCGTCGATCTCTGCTACTTTTGCGGCGTAATCCTCAAAGCTAATTTCTCTCTTTGCAAGACTCTTTGTTAAGTCGTCCTCTTCAGCATTGAGCGCTCCTAATCTCTCTTGTCTAATTTGCTCATTTGTCTCGCGCTCTTTCATTATCTTTTCGGTGTTAAAAGCATCATTAAGCGCGGCTTGAAAAGTAAGAAGAGCACCAGACAAACCAGAATTTTTCTCTATTTCCGCTGCAGAGTCTTTTGCAAATTTATCAAGCTTAGTTTTCGCATCGTTAAGAGCGGTCTGGTTAGCGTCGAGTTGTTGCTCTAAGAGTCTTTGAGTCTTATCATCGCCGAGGCCGATAGCCACATCGATAGCAGCTTGAATATCAAGCGCTTGTCCTTTGACATAATTTGCGTATGAGTCGTATGAGTCTTGGACTTTTTTGAGTTCTTCAGTTGTTTTTACCGCACTTGCTGGTATAAGATTATCAAGCGAGCCCTCTAATGTTTTCGACTGATCTTGAATTCGCTTAACTAGGTTTTTCAGTTGGTCTTGAATTTCTTTGTCATTTTCTGCGCCTAGTTTGGCGTTTATTCTTACCTCGAATTTACCTACTTCAGTAAGCAACTTGCGAACATTAAGAGTCGCATCTGCTACATTCTCATCTTTGCCAAGTTTTACACCGAGTACTAGATTGCCTTGCGCGTCTCTAGTAGTTCCGAATGTATTTTCTATAGTCTTAGTTAAAGCCTCTGCAGTCGGTGCTGCATTAGGATCTTGAGAAAGTTTAAGTTGTATCTCTTCTTTGTTTAGTCCTTGTTGCTCAAATTTAGTTACTTGCTCTTTGCGGTATATTTCGATACCATCAATATAGCTCTTATATCGTGCGAGTGCTTTCTTGTACTCGGAATCAGCAGGGGTTCCGCTTGGCTTAGGATCGCCTTTTGGCGGTGGCTTTGTAGTATCCTCTAACTTCTTATTCACCTCTACAACGGTATCGGCTGTTTTCTTGTAGGCATTTAGGGCTGCAATTTGAGAATTATACGCTGTGGATACCGCTTGTAGTGCTTTGCTGTTACTTGCTAGCTCTCTTGTAGCTTTTGCATATGCATCGGTTGCTTGTTCTTGAGTGCTTGCACTATATAAAGCTTTAGCAAAAGCATTTACTGCAGCATTGCCATAAGAATCAGTAACTACTCCTAATGTTTTTGTAGTTGCGATTGCCTCTTCTATCGCTTCATTTCTCTTTGCAAAGCTAAGAGTCTGATTTGCTGCCATTAATGCCTTGTCAAGCCTTGCAGATTCAGCTGCAAGACCTTTTAAACTATCACCAGCTCTATTTGCAATAGCTTGAACTCCGTCAAGATTATCCTTATAGCTTGCAGTATTCTTAACAAGATCAGGATACTCTTTACTCAAGTCACCTGTTAGTTGTTTCATGCGAGCGGTTTCGGCATTTGTTAGCTTCTTCTTCTCAGATAGCTTGATAAACTCTTCGGCCATAGACTTCGTGCCTTTGGTCATGGTAGTTTGCTCTTCATTCGCTTTCTTTTGCGTTTGAATTAACTCTACATTTGCCTCTGCTTGCTCACGAGTCTCTTCGGCTGATACGCTTAGTGCATCTGTAATTGCATAGATACCAGCTCCGAGTACTGCTAGGGCTGCTACGACCGCTCCAATAGGATTAAGAGACATTGCAAGATTCCACGCATATTGTGCGACGGTTGCAATTGATATTGATCCTCCTAGAGCTGTTTGAACGGCTGCATAGGCCGCCGTAGCCGCCGTGGATATACCAACTACGATATTATATCCTGCAAAAGCGGCTGCGATAGTACCTACAACGGTTGCAATAGTGCCTAAGTTTGCTGATACAAAATTAATAATCGGAGTCAAGGTCTTAAATACGCCATCGAGTGCAAGTACAATCGATTGCGACGCTTGTTGAAAAGCAAGTTCTAACTTCTTGGAGAATGCATCAAAAGTAAGATATTGCCCCGCTGCGTTTTGAGCCTCTTTACCTGCTTGCAATGCCTTTGCTGCGATTTCTTCCTTTGGTATCGGCGCTCCAAACATTCTCGCATAGGCTTCAGCCCCTAAGTCTTCGGCGGGCGTTCCTGCAATGGCTACTTGTAATTGACTTCGCATCGCTTCGGAGATATCACCAGCCGAGAATGCCTCTTCGATTGCCCCGCCTGATCGCTCCAAAAATTCTTTTATTGAGATTTGCCCTGAAGTTGCGAGTCCTTCTAATTCTTTTAGGGTCGCTCCCATTGCTTTCGGCAAAGAGCCTTGTATATCTGCAATTGCCTTTGCAGTATCACCTGCTTTAAGCCTGATTTGAGCCTCTTTGATTGAGTCTCCAATCTTATCGGTAGTAAATAATCCCTCTTGACCGGCTACGGCAATTTGAGCCGCAAACTCTTCAGCGGAGAATCCCGCTTCTTGCAATAATCCCGAGTATTCTGCAATGGTATCAAGTACATCATCTTGCGAAGTTTTACCCTCTTTTGCGGCGAATGCAATAAGATTAAATGCCTCTTGCCCTTCTAGTCCGAATTGTCGTACAAACGGAGCGGACTTTGATACGACTTCGTTAACATCCTTATCGTAGAGACTTCCAAGAGCCGCCGCGTTTTTGACAAATTCTCCAATCTGATCATTAGGCAAAGCATCCTGCAATGAAGCCTTTGCATTTGCAATGGCTTTTGTGGCCTCTGCTAAACTACCACCAACGCCTCCGATAAATGCATCCTCTGCACTTGCTTTGAGTGCTTCGAACTCTTCGCCTGAAGCGCCTGTAGCTGCTTGCAAATTACCTTGCGCGGCTACAAGCTCGCGACCGCCATCGATAATAGCTCCAAATCCATCGGCTACAGCTCCAAGACCCGCCTGAATACCAGCGGCCAAGCCACCACCTACAAGCCCTCCAATCAAGCCACCGCTAAGAGCGTCACCTAGCCCGCCTTTCAAGCCTTCAAATACACCGCCAAGTCCACCTGCAGAATCACCAACGCCATCAATCGCCGCGGATAGCTTGTTGACATCTGCAACGGCTCCGGATGTATTTATATCGGCCATTTTATCAAGTGCTTGGTCGGTTTGCTTCGACTCATTTTGCACCTGATTAAGTTCGGTAGTGACTTTATTCAGACCTGAAAACAGTTCGGATGCATCCAGTCCTAATTTAATTTTGATATCATCGGCCATTGATTCTGCGCTCCATTTTGCGGCGTTCTTTGTGGTAAGTTATTGTATAGGCATAAGTACGGATTACATCCACGCGAGCCGTGTCGTAATATAGTCTTAGATACGCTGCAGGATCGCCGCCTGCAACGCCTTTGAATATCCAATATGAGCCTACAATTTCGCCAAGATAATAAGCACTCTCATCTCCGTCCGTCTCTTCATACTCATCATCGTCTGGGTCGTTAAATACAGTCAAGTCCTCAAGATAGTACTCACATAATGCGGACTCTTCTGCATACCGTTTCACGAAAAAACTTTAGTGAGTCCAAGATTCCGTCTAAGTCTTGGTTTTGCCAAAAGTCGGAATCAGCCTCGGACTGAATGCCAGCTAAAAGCTCGGTATTTTGCACTTTGCTTTCATCGATTACGGCTTTGACAAATTGGAATACTTTTGGAATCGTAGTTTCATCGACATTGATAAGCTCGAATAGATTTGCTCTGACTTTTAGATATGCAGTCTTGACAATTTCTTGGAACTCGAACTCTTGCATAATGTCCTTAAAAGCGTCTTGCCCCTTTGTTAAGTCTATCTTTTTTGCAAGGCTCTCGCGGCTAAATACCTTCTCCATGATCTCGGTCTCGGCGGCTGCTTGAGCGCCTTTAGTATTTGCAAGTTCAGAGAGAAGCGGCGTAACCTTGTCATAAAGAGCGGGGGTCAATTTTGAATAGAGTGCTACTTCGTGTGCTGTTTCGTTTAGATATAATTTCATGCTATCTCCATAGTAAAAATAATGGGGCGGGTTTTGCCCGCCCCGTGTGTATTAGACCGCTGCGTCATTGAACCAAACTTCTTTGTATCCAATCTTTGCAGGGATTGTCACCGCTGACAAACCTGTTACCAAAGATGTCAAGAAGTAACTTGTACCGATAACAAGATCTGTATCATTATTTACAACATCGCCTGCTACTTTGGGCTTAGTGTATTTACCTGATTCTTGGTCAAACGCGCCTGAGTCTTGTGCTAATTTGCAAAGCATCAAAACAATTTTGCGCTTCTTAGGAGTAGAGTTTGTATCTACACCACCGTATACGATTTGCAAAAGTGTATCGCTTGTCGCTTGTGAAGAGTTGAACTTTGTCCCGTCTTCATATTCCCCTTGATCTGCAGTGACCGTTGTAATAGGTGCATAGTTTTCAAGGAATGAAGTGAGTGCCGGATCGTCTTCGTTTTGATCGATTGTAAAAGTCGTGCGTGTTAATGAAGTCTTGATTTTGCGCTTCATTGTATGAATTGCGGTAGCTCCTACTGTAGGTGCTGTTCCGAGTTCATTTGCTGTATAGAATACGCTAAGGTTAGCGCCGCCTACTACCATGATATTACCTCTTAGATAATTGTTTTAGATATGAAAATGTGTTAACTAAATAATCCCAGTTTCTTTGTGATTTATCGCGTGTGTATTCTCTTACCATTAGGCCTCCGTTTCGTTCTGCTTTATGCATTAAGACTTCAGTATCTTGACTATATCCTTTATGATACAAAAGTATATCTGTATCGGCTACGACCGTACCATTCGGATCTACTTCGAGCGTCTCATGGCATATTCTTTGCCATTTGAGAAACGCGCTTCTTCTATGCAGTCGCATTGCCGGTATATTATACCTCTTTCGAATATGCGTATATTGCGGGTCAAGGTCTGCATTGCATCCTGCAATTGACAAATAAGCCGCGACCGCTTCGCTTTCGTTAAGCTCTTGGATATACGCCCAAAACTCATCTTCAGGACTTGCAAGGCGCTCATCAGAATCCATGTGCAAAATCCAGTCTCCAGCCGCATACTCATCGAGCTTATTTCTGCAATAACTGAAGTCGAAATACTCTTCGAAGTCTGGATATTCCCATGAGAGAACTATATGGTCCGAAGTACGACCGACTTCTTGAAAAACAGGCTCTTTAAGTTTTGGATTTACCGCCGTGCGAAGTGCTACGACTTCGACATTATCACTCGGTAAAGAATCCCTCCATCCTTTCAGGTCATCTCCATCCTGAAAGATTACACATGCACTTAACTTCATACATCTCCTCTGTAATATACCGTCCTAAAAGTCATGAAAGATATGCCTTTTGTCTCATCGTCATTAAATGTGACCGCTTGAGCGTCGACAAAATGCACGGGCGCAAAATAAGTGCGCTCATAATCTGACTCATAGACATCGGGTTTGTAGTTTGTGAGCTTATTCTCGATTGCCTCGCATAAGTCTGCAAGCGCCTCGCGTAAATTAGCTTTGCCCGCCGTGCTATTCTTCTTTACCTGTACTCCGACAAGTAAATACATATCCAAAGTGCCTTTATTTGCAAAAGCAGAATCGTCTTCAAGTCCAATAACCTCGCGAGCGTCGGCACCTGACAAAACGCCGACAAAAGGGAACTGATAGGTATTCCATTTATCTAGCATTACTTGGTCATAGACTTTGACCCCACTCATTGTGCGGAGTCTATCTGCTATGGATTTGATCGCCGCTGACTCTCTTGCCATTGTTGTATTCCGTTTATGACTTGTTGTTTTATATCGCTTGCGAATTTGGTATCATTTCGAAGTCTATCGACCGCAGGATTAAAGTACGGGCGGGCGGGTATGTTTACGCCGCCTTTCTTTTCAACACTAAGAGCAAGCCGTTTGAAGTATGGCTGTTTAGTAGTGTAATACTTAGCCCAAAAAAACTGAGCCATAACATAAGTTGACTTATTCATCTTTCGACCGCTCTTGCTTTTAATTACGGTCACGGGAGTAGCCTTTATGAAGCCACCAAATTCTTGAATAGCTGCGTATTTTATGCTTGACCCGTATTCTACTTCAAAGTTATCTCCATTTTGTGAGACTTTGAAAACATTACCGGGCTGACCTTTTGTGAAGCTACGGAAGAGAGCGCCTGAGTAAGTTGTTAGCTTATCGCTCTTTGATGGCGCTATCCTATCGGCTTGACCTTGAAAGTTCATATTAGCTCCGATATACGCCTGCATCACAAAAGGCATGCGCTCCAAGCTCTTCAGAATAACAGGCCGTAAAATGCCCTTTAAAGCTTCGCTATTAATCATTATTACACCGTTGGTATAACGAACTGCGCAAAGTATTTATGCCATCCTATATCGGTTTTGAGTGATTGGCTGACTGTTTGACCCGCGCCGCCTGTAGCGACGGAGTTAAGCCCGAACCAATTACCGCCTTGAGGGCTTTGCTTATATGCAAGAGTGACCATTTCGGCTATTCCTTGCAAGATTGTATATGGCATAGACGCATCACTGAAGCCAGTTGTTAGCGTCGCCTTGAATTGTCCATTTGTCTTATCACGAAAGACAATGTAATTAGCATACGGCTCGGCGTTCCATGCATAGTTACCCGCGTCAAAGTTCGCATAAGTTGCAAACTCATTCTCGCGCCACTGCAAAGCCGTAAGAGCCGTGTTAGCATTGTAGGGGATATATTTCCATGAGTGATTCGCTTCGAGGCCGCGTTGAGCTTTTGAGGCGTAAAATTGGTAATATATCGTCCCACTACGGAGAGGCTGACCGCAATAGCCTTCAGCCTCTACATAGCAAGTTGTTATCAGGTCATCAAACCAAGTATACAGCGCCGTATCCTCGGAGGTCGGATCGCCATTAACTTCCAAATTAAGAAAGGTCATGAGAGCATTAAACGCCCTCGGATTTGCGCTTGTATATGGCATGGTTATTTACCTGTTTTCTTTGTTTCTACTTTCGGCGCTGGCTTTGCATCCTTCGCCTTGCCTTGTTTAATAAGAGCCTCGGCAATCGCGGCAGGGAGAGAGGTCTCATACCCTGCCGAAACGCCTTTATACGGCTCGATTAGAATTACATCTACGAGCATAAATCACCTAATTAGGTTGTTGAAGTTTTGAGAACACCGATAGCACTTGGAGCTGGGAATGCGAAAGCAACGCGCTCGACAACTTCGATACCTTTTTGGTGTGTACCACCCAAACCAGTCGCACCGAAATACTCTTTGTATTCGTTAACAGTTACATCCTCGCGGATACCCATAACTGTAAACTGATTAAAGTCACAATAGAATGCAGATGCTGTATTCGCTGCACTCGTTGGGAAGAGTGCATCTGGTACGACATGCATCGGGCGGCCTGTTGGAGTGAAGTATGAATTACCTGCAAGAGCTGTTAAGCCGATGGATGTAATTTCGATAGGTCTTACTTGATCATAAACAGGGCGGGAGCCTGCTGTTTCTTTCATCAAGAATCCGAATACTGATTGAGGCACTACGAATACACCATTAGCACCAACGCCAGAATTTACACCGAGGCGCAAGTTCCAAAGGTCAGTCCAAGAGATTTCTCCGAATGTATCCTTACCAGAGTTATTAGCACCACCTTGGCGAACTGTTGTAGTTCCGGCGATACCAGTCAAGCCTGTAAAGTTAGGGGCATTACCATCACCATTGAAGAACTGCTTGTCTTCTGTTTCAGCAAGAGCGCGACCCAATCCATTTACAACATAATCCAAGAATGCAGGGGTTGCATCTTGCAATTGCTCTTCAGAAACGATAGCACCTGCAACTACTTTGCGGGCTGTCATTGCAGTCGCTGTAAAGAAGTTTGCTGAGTCAGTCAAAGTCAAGCCAGAACCTTCAGCAACCACCGCGCCTGTAAACGCGCCGCTTGATACTAAGTTCTCTGTTTTACCGCGCATCGGATAGATTTTCGCGAGTGCTCTTGCATATCCGTACTGATCTGCAAAAGACATGATTTCCTCTACCCAAAACTGAGGAACGGCCGCGCCACCTTGTGCAGTTGTGCCTGTATTGAAGTTTGCTCTTGTCAAATACTTCTCATTTGCTTTGCGTGCAATTTCATCTGCAACGCCGTCGCGTCCTTTGTGTACTGCAAGAATGTAATCCGCTACGACGCGTGCTTGGTCACGGCGTGCATCATGATCTGCTTTGATAGTTACAAAGCCGTTATTATTTGTTGGCTTTTGTGAGCGAAGTTGATCAGCAACTTTGCGGTCAACAACTTCTTTCAGTTGGTCTTTTGTTACGATAATGTTTTCCATTATGCAATATCCTTAGATTAAATTGAGTAATTCGTCTGTGTTGAGTTTTTTAGGCATGTTCAAAGTAATTGAACGGCCTGCTTCGCCGGCTACTGCAGATTTGATAATCTTGTAACCGTTTTGAATCATATCCATACCTTCACTGATTTGCGCTTGTGTCGAAGCTGCAATTTTCTTACCGACGCGAGTTTCAGGAACCTCGAAACTAGCCTCGATGGACTCGGCTACCACTTCGACTGGGGGCTCGGCGGCGGCTGGTTCTTCGGCTACTTCGGGTGCGACTTCGCCTTGCAAAACTGCTAGCATAGGAGGAACGCCTGCAGTAATAAAAGCGTTTACGGATGCTTCGGCTTCTTCAGGTGAAAAGCCGAGATTAATTACCTCATTAACAAACGCTTCCTTGATTGCCGGAAGAAGTTCGTCTTTGATCTTGGCTTCGATCTCTGGGGTTAACATTCTACTTTCCTTTTTGTATTTTTGAATTGAATCTTGGAGTAAAGTCTTGATTGATTTCTTAAGCAATGCTTGGCGATTTGCAGGAACTGAAACAACGCTAAATTCTACAAGCTCGGACTTTGTGTAAACAGTTACCTTTTGACCGTCGATTGTTTGCTCTTCGTATTCGTTTGGAATGATACCAACTGATACGGCCTTTACAAAACCTGCATTGATTAGCTTGTTGAGTTTCTTGCCTTCTTCAGTAATACACTCAATTTGAATTGTAGCTTCTAGGTTTTCGCCGTTCATTGCAAATCCTAAGCAGCGACCGATAGGCCACTCATCCGAGTCATGCTGTGCTAAGACTATGGGATTATTTAGATATGCTTGATAGTCGATTCCGCTTGGAACTATGATAGTCCCATAGCGATCTACTTCGGGAGTTGATACTACAAATGTATAGAGATCATTCTCTTTCTCTTCGTAGCCTTCCTCCATTTCGTAGCCGTCCCTAAGTTGTAGGTTCAGCTCGCGTGTTATTAAATTCATATTAAACCTTTATTTTTATTGCTTTTCAACTGGGAATAATTGACATCTGCAGTTCACTGCATTTGAAGCGCTTAGACCTGATCCGAGCGGGCGCTGCGCTTTCTCGGTTTTGACTTCAATGATATTGCCTTCTTTATCGCGAACTTCAGTCACTACCGTAAAATATCCGTCGGCTCCTTGAGTCGAGCCTTCCAAAGCAGCATGAGCGGGTCTTACGCGGCCGTCTCTTTGTGTAAGCCATACCATCTCAAAACCCTCATCTTTATATACGGCGTATTGCATTCCGCTTGTCACATTTGCGGCGGTCGTATTCGCAATCGCACGCGCTCTGCTTGTTTGCAAAGAGTCGAACTTGGTATTCAAAATCTTGAATAACTCGTCTTTATCCTTACCAGCGTTTGCAGTGAGAGTCGCTTGTACTTCTTGCTTGATAACTCCGATTGAATCTCGGATTTGAGCGCTTGACTCTTCGACCAAGGCGATAACCTCTGCAGTCGGAGGAACGCCGCCCTCGATTGCAAGAGTCGCATAGAGTTCGGTAGCTACTTGATTTGCGGCCTCTGCTATGATTGCATCATATTCCGCAAGGTCTTCGGGTGAAACATCTACAGTTGCAAGAGTCAACACGCCGTCATCTGCAAGCTGAAAGACTTGCTCTTTGATTTGAGCTATGATCATCTCAACTACATTCTCGAGGCTACCTGCATTCGCTTCGGTTATGCCGTCAAAGTTTCTCCAAAACAAGTTCTTTGCATCGGCTGTAACGATAGGGAGCTTAGGATTTGTCCTTGTTAAGAGTTTTCGAGCCACCACGGGCGCGGGAGCGGGATTTACGGCGCTTTGAAGCGGGACAAAACCATTAGCAATAAGCGGCGTATTGCCTTCAGGTATAGGATCATATCCGCGCTCGCCTCTTGCATCGTTGATCGTCTTAATTCCCCACTTAAGCTCGAACTCTTCTTGCCTCATATCAGCATCGGTATCTGCATATTCATAAGGTTGCGCTTGGATAAGTACATCCTCTTCCCATCTACGGAAATGGCGTGTAAATTCTTCAGCAATATAGAGTGCTTCGGGATCGATTGTGTTTTGTCTAAAGATTGCAAACTGAACCTCTGCAGTCGCTCGGTTTTGGAATGATCCATCAAGCATCCCAGGAGGCACGCCGAAGACTTGAGCGATTTGAGATCTTACATCTTTGCTAACAGAGTCATAGCCTACCGATAGCTCGCCTTTCGGCGGTAGTTCTAATTGCATTCCACCTCCAAGCAAAGCTCGTAGCTTGTAGTCTGGTAGTTCTTCATTCCAAGCGCTTTTCAGCTTTTGCCATTCATCTTGGTCAAACCTTTCTGGGAACTTTGCAATAAGCGGCGGGACTGTATTATTAGCAAACAAGCGAGCTAAATAAGCACTAACTTCGCGGTCTATATTCGCATATTCCAAAGCGGCGGAAACAAGACCAACGCCGAAGATATTCATACCGATAATTTCTTCAGGACGCGCGGCGGGGTGGAGCTTAGCAAGGTGAATAATCTCTTTCTCTGGTATGGCTATATTGCCCTCTTGAGCTGACTGATATACATACCCATCAATAAAGTTATTCTCGCCTTTAATGACTCGCATTCTTGTCGGATTTAATACCCACATTTGCAAGGGCACGCGATAGCCGTTTGTCGGAGTCCATATAAACGCATTGCCATTTATGCTAAGCCAGTTTTCAATATATCCGAAAACTTGCGAGCGTGTGAAATATGGATTAGGATTTGATAGCAGCTCGTTAGTCCAATGACCGCGTCCGAGTTCTTCTTTTTCCCAATTTTGCTCTTTGTATGCATCGAACTTGATACCGCTCAAAGCATTCGCTCTATGCTGCAAGCAAGCGAAAACAGTCCCTCGAAGTGAGGCGCTTAACTCGTTACCGACTTGAGTCGCACCGATATTGCGAGAGCCACCCGACCGAATATACGGTCTGTCGTTTCTTCGCGGTGCAACTGCGCTCGCGATTCTATCTCTAAGTTGGTCAAGTAGACTCATACATATATCTGTGGAGTTTTGCGAATAGCGTTGAAGGCATAACCCAACGCGTCAATAAAGTCATCATGCTTGTCTTGTGGAGTGCCCGTAAAAGATAGCAGCTCCTCGGTAAAGTCCGGATTGATATGAGGGACATGATAAACAAGCCCTTGTTCATATCTTGCCTCGACTGGCTGAAAGCGAATAACCTTGTCTCGATCCGCTCTCACACCTACGACATTCATCTTAGTATTGCGTTTCAGCTCTTGCACCATCCAAGCTTGCGCCTGATTTGATTCGACTGCAACTACTCTTGCATTCCATCTTTGCTCGGCTGACATGATCTTACGGCCTATCTCTTGGAATTGCGCTCTAAAATGATCGGCTTCGACTACTACAACATCTCCATCTTTTGTCGTGCCTATTACAACGATTGCCGTATAATCGGCTGTTTCCTTTTGCGAGATTGCCAAGTCAACTCCAATGTAATACGCCGTGCATTCTTGGCCGTTTGTCGTGCGTAACCATTCGCGCTTGATTTTAGCCGCCGATCTATCGACATATTCTGCAAGAAACTCTTGTGCAAAAACCAAGCTCGGTAGTAGCTCCTTTTGTCTATCAACTTCGCTTATCTTGATTTGCCCGCCGTCGTATGTCGAGTAGTGAAACGATTGCCAGTCTGACATAGTCTCGGAGAGCTGATCTAATTGCCAAAAATGATTCTTACCTTTCGGCGTTGAAAAGAAATACGCATCTCCTTCATAATCTGCTAGCATCGGACTTAATACAAAGTTCCAATCGTCTTCAGCATTTGGGCAGTGAGCCCACTCATCGCAAATCACTCTATGAAACTTATTGCCTCTTAAGCCATCCGCCCGGTAAATACCTTGCAAAACCAATGTACTACGGCCTAGTTTAATCTGGCCTTGTTTGTAAGTTGCACCAAGCGGTGCAAAGAAATTCTGTGCTTCGGTCTCTCGTCCTGAGAGCTCGGTATATGAGGGCGCTGTATAGAGAACATACGACCCATCAACTTCCAGCATTTTCTCAAGGGCCAAAGCAAAAGCCAAATAAGACTTACCAAAGCGACGACCGCACCGAACAACATTAAAGCGCTTCCTATTCCGAAGTATCTCAAGCTGTTTATCATGCGGTTTTATCCGTATCACTGTATCCATTTTGCGAACCCCACTCAATTATCATTTTGCCTTTTTCTGCTACTTGATTATCCATGTGAGATAGCAACTCCATTAGCAGTTTCATTGCCGTAATATCCTCTTTAAGCAAGATCTTTTTATGAATCAGCATTTCGATTATATCACCAGCTACGGTTTCTTTTGTTTTGCCGGGCTTTGATAGCTCCTCGGCTGCCATCTTTGCAAGGTCTTTGACATACACGATGCTACCCTTTGGCCTACCATTTCGATTGATACGCTCGGGCTTGTCTCTAAAGCTATGTCCTTTGAGATTATCAGCGCCTGCCATAATAAACTCCCAAACCTAATCCAACACCAAGAGCACCAACAACCCATCCCCAGTTGTTCTCGGTTTTCACTTCAGTCGGTAAAGTAATTACCTTAATTGAATCAGGGCGCGGGCGGTAAACAAGTGAGAAGTGACCCTTGCGATTTGCATAGGCAAAAGCCATATTGATTGTATCGCGAGTCGCTGTAATTACGCTATCGCTTTGAGCGATAAACGAAGTATCTCCACAAGGAATAATTACAGGCTTATCAAGAAAGTAAATAGTGTCCTTAGTCTTGATAGTAACTGACTTCGTATGCACTGAGTCTCTAATCGTTACAGGGCGTTCAATTAGCTGCACTTGAGTAATTGTATCAGTTACGCGCTTTGCGCTCGTACGGCCTACGTGAAGCCCCGAAACAAAGCCGATAATAAGCAAGACTGCAAGTATTATCATTGCATTTAGTACATCATTGAATCTCATTGCACTACTCCATTCTCAATAAAGAGATTATCTACCATACCATTCTCTTGAATGATTGCAAAACCATGATTGCTATTTGAGTGTGGCATATATGCTTGTC